CTTGCGACACCCAATAGTTGTACATGCGCTGGGCATCCTTGGCATTACGCACTAGGCCACTGACGTAAAGCCTGCCATCAACCTCAAATTCATTGCCAACAATGCGAATAACAGGGATCCACTTGCCGGCCCAGTCGTTTTGCTCCAAGATCTCATAGCCGTTGATCTTGCAATAGCGCACGCGGGGGCGGTCTGCCTCGCGGGTGCGTTTTGGTTTGCCGTAAACAGCTCTCAAATCCTTGTCTTCAGGCGTGCCGTTAAAAGCCGTCGCGTTGCCGGGGTACAAATTAAGCGTCGTGCGGTCGTAATCAATGTAGTAGTAATCAGCAATCCGAATGGTGTCCTCGTTCAACCAATTTGAAATAGACTGATCACCAACACCTAACGATTGCAGCGTTGTAATGGGCGCGGCATTAGGGTACATGCGCTCATAGTCATCGCGGGTCACATCTTCAGTCACAAAACACCACTTGGCATCTGCGCCAGTGGGGTCTTGAATTGTTGGATCCATGTAAACCGAAAAACTGTTGCGAACACGGCCAATCTTAATGTCCTGATCAAACGTATCCTCGTCGCAATACTCAGTCAAAAGGCGGATATAACCTTCGCCATAAGCCACTTGGTTCTCGCAAGCCGTGTCGTACGCCACATCAGCGTCCGAGATGTACTCAATGTGGCGAATCATGCCGTTCAAAATTTCAGCAACCTGCAAATCAGCCTTGTCATCCACCGGAATGACCTTGGCACCAGGGCGGTTCTGCCTCATGTCATTCGTCACCTGACGAACGTGCTGCGGCAACTTGTTAATCGTCAAGCAAGGGCGAGCGTTGATGGTCTGACCCTGCACCGCGCCGCGAGTAGCCAACACATCCGCAGGCCACTGCCAATGATTGTCAGGCGATCCAGCATAAAACCGCAAATCGTCAATCTCGTCCTCACGGGACTCAGACAACGCAGACATCGCCAAATCAAGCCGTGATCGTGCGGTTGCCAAAATGCTGGCATTACTTTGGTCTTTGGCCGAGCCGCCAACAGCAACTGCTGCTGCGGCTACGATGCCTGTTGGATCTTGTGCCATATTATTTTTTCTTCGGTGTGGCCGCGCGCTTGACAGCGTAAGCAATTGCCACGGCCTGCTTCACAGGCTTGCCAGCGGCAACTTCGGCCTTGACGTTTTTGCGAAATGCTTCAGGTGTTTTTGATTTAACAAGCGGCATTTTATTGACCGTGAATGACTGCAAAGTTAATTACAACAGCTTCGGATAGATTGCCGCCGCTGATATTTCGCAAAGTAATTGTGCAAGTGCCAGCGCTCATACTGCTAATCCAGCAGTTATATGCGCCCGATGTAGCACCAGAACTTACGTTCAAAATAATCACATCTTTAACGCTGATCAAGTTGTTGGTCAACGTAAAAGTTACGTTGGTTAACGTATTGAGCGTCGCACTGTCTGTTGTGATACGGCCCATGCTTGCATTGACCGTTACTCCGGTTGATTTGCTTGTGGCTTGCGTTACAGCCCCTTGCGCGCTAGAGGCGTAGCCAAGTTCTTCACTCGCATAGCAAGTGGTAAATTCTGGGTCTAGGAATGCAACACCAGTTGCTTTGGTGTTAGACATTATTTCTTCTTTGCTGTTTTAGCAGACTCTTTAAAATCTTTGGCCGAAGGCGCCGCCTTTGTGCCAGGCTTGTTCATCTTCTCTTTAGAACCAGCAGCAATCCGTGCTTGCTTTGCGTGAATGTTTGCATAAAGACCGGGTTTCGTAGCCATGATTTAACACTTCCATCTTTTAAGAGCCGCTTTAGCGCGTTCGCCATCTTTGGCGTTAGCAGCTACTGCGCCCATTCTTGCACAAAATGAATCCTTGCGGCCTTGCTCTGCCTTGGTCTTAGGATTAGGCGCTGGCGCTTTTAAATTAGAGCCAGTGGCGGCATTGTACTTAGCACGGCCCTTCTCGGTCAAACCCGCACCCTTAGACACCGGCAACTTCTCGCCTCGTCCAACAGAAAGTGACACATTCTTTTTAGTTGCCATTTAGCTCCCCATCCAAGATGTTGCAACAGATGCGCGGTCTTGAGTCAGAACGCGAGAATTTTTGGCATTGTACTCCCTGTGCGCCACAGGAAACGCAAACGTCACACATATCGCATCCGCCGCATCAGGTGAAGCCAAGCCTCTTGCTTTCATGTCTTTTTTTGACTCCAAAAAAATCGTGCCCTTCGAATCTGGCTTGATCATAGGCGATATTAAATCAGTTTTCAAGAACCTATCTTTGGGAATTGAAGCACTTTTCAACCAATCTTTCATTTTTCCCCACATTTCAGCCCTTTTATTGCCATACATGATCGGATTTGCCGATTTATTGCCAAAGTTGACACCTTTGATTTTGTACCTTTGTTCTTTCAACCTGTCAACAATGCCCGCGCCCAGCCCACCCTCGTCAATCACTACTAAGGTGGGCTTGAACTCCTCAATCGCCTCAATAATATGCCCCACCACCGTCATCGTGTCATCGCCCCTGTGGCGGTCAATCCTTACAATGTCCCTGCCCTGCCTAATAGCAATCACCGTGGCATCAGCGCCAAAGCGTGCAGGGTCAACCCCAATGATAATCGGCGCCGTTTGGTCTTTGTACTTAGGCCGTACCATCGCCTCATCCACAACACTTGCCGGTATAAACTGGTCATCACCCTCAGACGGAAACATGCCATACACCTCAACGTGCGCCTGTGCGCTGTCAGGGCCATACTCATCAATGATGCCCTGGTATACCTGCTTGTCTGTGCCTTCAACCGTTCTAGCATCCACCACCTTATTCGTCCAAAAATCGCGCTTGGAGTTAAAGCACTCATAAAAGTAACCAGTGTTACGCCGCGGATTGGAGAAAGCCAACCAAAGGCGGTTAGGCGTGTTCTCGGTAAAGAAACCCGCTGTCACAGCCCAGATCGAATCATCAATACCGCTTGCCTCATCAAAAATCACCATCACACCATCGTGGTTGTGAACACCAGCGTAAGAATCTGGGTTTTCCGCTGACCAAAGTCTGCCTTCGACGGCCCAATACCTTGTGCCTTTTCTGAGGTCTTTTTCAACCAGTTCAGTGAGCCAACTGGCAGGGGCCACTTTAGTGGCCGACACCTCAAACCAGTGGCTATTGAGTGACATGGCTAGCCATTTCGTAATCTCAGCCCATGTGACCGCACGCAGCTGGGCCTCGCTGTTGGCCGAAATAATGGTGGTAGAACCTATGCGGGTGGATAACATCCAGATGGTAAGCCATGACACAAGGGCTGACTTGCCAATACCTCGGCCAGAGGACACCGCTTGGCGCAAAGTCTCAAAGTCTATGCGGCCACGCTGGCGCTTAATGTGGGCTGCAATGTCCCGTAGGACTTCGCGTTGCCACTTGCGCGGGCCTTTGAAGTTGGCCAGTGGCGTGTTTTCCTGACCCCAAGGGAATGCAAACAACACAAACGCCTCTGGGTCGTCCGCAATCGCCGGCGTCCACAGCGTCGCCATAAGTTCCTGCTCGTCTTCGGGTTTGTAGATCGTGGTCTGCATAGGGTGAAATGTTAATAGAAAAAAAAATTTAAAAATGTTCGTGGGGCCACCGTTCCCGCGGCCCTTTCGCGCCGGCCCTACCCCCTCCCCCTCGGCCAGCGGGTGGAATTTTGGCTTGTCCACAGGCAGTTATGCACACTTGTCCACATTTACTTGTGGATAACTTAAACTGTAATGCTTTAATGAACATAAATCTGTGGATAACTTAGGGTCAACTTAACATAATGGTCATCGTATAAAGTAGAAACGGGAAAACCCTTGGTTTTGTTGCGTCTTTGCAACGTGACGGCGCGTGCGCGTAATTCTACAAAATCTATGCGGAAAGCGCATAACCTTTACGCTTCCTTAACCTCAACATCAACAACGCTACTGTCGTCATTCAGCACACGTTGCTTTGCTTCTTTGAGTGCGTCCATCACGCTAATGCGGTTATCAGTCACGGCAACGTCAATGCGATCACCATAAACTTTGGGCTTAAGTTTAGAAGCCACCCATTTGCGGGCATCAACTTGCATCCGTTTTTGTTGCACCCAAGCGCTAGCCATAGGGCCTTCTAAACCGTCTGGCATCTCTTGGTCAGCCAGTTCAATGATTTCCTCTGCCAAACGGTCTGCACGGCTTTCTACGGCCTTTTCGTACATGGTTC